AGCTCCTTCATTTCCTCCGGCACCAACAACAATTAATTCATCTCCAAACTTCTTTTTGAGCATTTGAAGTGTTTCTTGTATTTTTCGTTTATTTTGCCAACCAGTATTGCCAATAACTGCTACACGACTCATTGTATCTCCTTTATAAATTTAATACCCTTCGGAAGATATTTGTATATTATGCGCAACATGTTTTCTAACAATTTTCTATTTTCTTTGTGATTAGGTCCTGTTATGTTGGTGCATAATTTATATTGCATAGTATCCCAACGTTTGCCAGTCCAACTAGGATGCGTGCTTACTTCAAATTCATAAACATAAACATGTTCATGTTGATATCTTATTCTCTGATTCTGTTCTCTTTCGGACATCTTTCGTAATCTGTTTTAAATGGACAATACTTGCAATTTGCAGCACCTTTACCTGCCGTAGCTAAATATACCTTATCTGCTTGTTTATTACCTTCTAAATCAAAGCAATGTTCAATGAATAAATCAATACTTCGTTGTACCCGCTTTTGCGTAACACTGCCGGCAGCAGGTCTAATATTTTGTATGCGCTTTTGCGGAAACATTGACTCTTCCATTATTTTGCGTTTAACAACAAAAAATTCAACATCAATATTTTCCTTCGGCGTGCCATATTGTTTTGCAAAGTAATTTTTATATGTAATTAATTGTGCTAATTTAAGTGAATCTGATTTTGCATTTTTATTCCAACCGTTGCGACTAGTTTTAATGTCAAGTATTAGAATCTTGTTGGTTACTGTATTACGCATAACAACATCCATGAATCCGTACCAATATACGGAAGGATTTGCATCTGATGCCTGTACACATAATTCCATTTCAATACCAGCAAGTTCCCAATTCTTAGTTGAAAAATATTGAGAACGTCGTTTCTTGAACATATTGAGAACGTCGTTTCTTGAACCATTCTAATATAGCAACACCATCTTCTAAATATTCTGCTAATTGCAATGGATTTGAAAAATGTTCACCTGCATTCTCAGCAACACAACGTGTATACTCTTCTTTAAGTTTTGCTGTTAATATGTCTCTAAAATTTATTGATTCAGCTCGTTTAACGGATTCGGTATACATAACCGTTAAGAAGTGTTGAAACGTTTCGTGAAATGCTGTACCAAAACATGTTTCAATTGAGACTTGAAATGGAGCTAATCCATCAATATAGTTAAGTTTCCAAGAAAGAGGACATCGTTCATACAATGACCATTGTGAATAGGATATTTTTCTAGGAACTGTCGTTGCATCTCGTTGAGATAAACGATATATTGGTGAAAGATAGTTTCCGGATTTCATACTATTATTATATGAAATTATTTACCAGATTCCAACCTTTCTAATTCATTTAATGCCCGTTGCATATAAAGAATATCATCCATTTTTTCTTCAATGCTATGTTGCAACCACTCTTTCAAAGTAAGATCCGTACGATCCATATCGGTACCATACTTTGCTTTTCCAATTTGATGTCTACTAACAAATTCATCAATAATTTGATCTACAACACTATCTGTTTTTGGTATTGCTCGTAAGTGTCTGTCTTGCTGATTTGATATCATTTTATTCCTTTTAATAGTTTCTTTTTTTCTCCTTCACTATATCCGTACATAGTTAGAATTCTATCACATTGAGTCTTATCCATTAAATCAACATAATCTACGGCCTCAGAACGACTTACTTGATAATGTTCAGCAATTTGTGCAATTAAATCCTTTTCATACTTATCCTCAGATTTGCCTTTTATGTATTTTGCAAAGCTTTTATTGGTTGGTAGTAAATCATAGTATAATCGATATGTATCACGTGGTGATAATTGTCCTATAGTATACGTTTGAAACTCATTGATTAATTCCGTTAGTTCCATGCGCATTGATAACCAACGATTAACAATAAACGGTGTGAATTTCTTTTGATCTGTTTCGGACCAGCGAGACCATTCTCGTTTTTTATCAGTTACACCTGCAATCAAATCAAACATTGTTGCACTCTTTTTGTCTTCTGCCATTTGTTATAGTTTATATTTTTTGCGATATTGTTCTTCTAACATTTTACCTATGCCCATTTCAAGTATTACGGCTGTGTCTGGTACTCCTATGATGCGTTTTGCATCTAAAATATCATCAATTGATTTGTTGCGAAACGATTTTATCTTAATTTTAGCATTGCTTCGATTAGATGTTTTAAATACAATTGTAACCGTACTTTTGTGATACTGTATAGACATTCTATTTAGTTTTCATTTTAACTGGCTGAAATTCTTCTGGAATTGCACCACAATCGTCGCATCTAAACACGGGAATCGGTACCATGGTATCTTTGTCACCGCCTGTTAAAAACTTAGATACTTTATTAATTGCCATAACTTGACGAAAATACATTCCGTCACATTCTTTACATGATATCGGTTGCATTTCGTTTGGTCCGATATTGATATTCATTTTACTCATATTTCTCCTAATAAATTTACAAACATTGCCATTATGTTAATTTCTTTATCTACCACGCTAGCATCTTTAAATTGTGCTTCTGCTATAATCAAAATGCAAGGTGCTATATGACCATGAGCAAACTCATCTAGATTGTCATATAAAAATGTATACATGGGAGTAAAGTCTCGAACTTTGCTATCTGCAATGCATTGTCGGATTTTTGTGAAAGTTGCTTTTTTATCTTTAGCAGTTTTAAGCATTTCTAATACTTCCGTCATGTAATTTGCTTGAATTGCCGAAGCTTTATCTATTTGCAATACTCCGTTAACTACAGATGCTTGTGCTGCATTGATTGCTCGACGAATATCCGGATATGAAGCATTGATAATTGCAGCAATATCTTTGATGTCATAAGTTACACCTTTTTCATCAAGCACCGTAACTAATCGTTGTGCTACATCTTTTTTATTTGGTGGCGTAATAGCAAATGTTTGACACCGTGATTGAATTGGATCAATAATCTTTTCAACATAGTTACATGTTAAAATAAATCTTGTTGTTTTGCTATATGTCTCCATCAAATTACGAAGAGCTGCTTGAGCGTTTGCGGTCATAAAATCAAATTCATCGAGAATAATGATTTTCCAACGTTTAAATCCAACAGATGATGCAAATCTAGATATTTTATCTCGAACTACTTCAACTGAATTTTCATCAGATGCATTGATGTACATGGTTTGACTGTCTACTGCATTTGCAAGTATCTTTGCCAATGTTGTTTTACCAGTACCAGCTGATCCGTAAAATAACAAATGCGGTAGTTCACCATTTTGTATCCAGATATTTGCCTTTCCTATTAACGCTTCATTTCCGATATATCCGTCTAAAGTATTTGGACGAAATGCTTCTGTCCATAAAT